CAAAGCAGAAGTCCAAACACTTCTCAACATTGAAGACAACGCTGATGTAACAGACACAGCGAATGTCACTGCCGCGGGAGCATTGATGGACAGCGAAGTCACGAACCTTGCTCAAGTCAAAGCATTCGCCGCATCCGATTACGCAACAGCCGCACAAGGCGCAAAGGCTGACAGCGCGCAACAACCTCCATCCGAAGGGGCATTCGCTAATGGTGACAAGACCAAGTTAGATGCTATTGCCGTAGGTGCTACTGCCTACAACGATGCCGCCGCTATCGCCGCAGTTGAAGGAGAGGCTACTCTTCTTCTCGCGGGTGATGTGACAATGGCCGTAGGAAAATCACTCGTAGTCCCTACAAACATCAAATGTAATGCATTACAAGTTGGTTACAGCACAGGGCCGGGTAAGTTGCAAGTGTATAACGCGGGTGACAATATGGAGATTTACGCCGCGGGTGATACTAATGGCAATGTAAAACTCATAACCTTAGACGCAGGGACCGATGGTGTCGAAGCGAACAGAATTACTTCTATAACGGGTCACGCCGCGGTATCTCTAACATTAGATGTGACAGGTAATATCTTAGCGGGTGGCACAGTTGACGGGAGAGATTTAGCGACTGATGGGACTAAACTCGATGGAATAGAGGCTTCGGCTACCGCTGACCAAAGCAATGCTGAAATACGCGCGGCTGTTGAAGCGGCGACTGATTCCAATGTGTTCACAGATGCAGACCATACTAAATTGAACGGTATTGAAGCGAGCGCGGATGTAACAGACACAGCCAATGTCGTCGCCGCATTAACAGCGGGAACGAATATCACCATAGCGGCTGATGGAACTATCGCGGCAAGCGGTGGTGGTGGGACTGCTCCTGCTATTGAAGATAACAGCGGAACACCCGCGTTCGCCACAGGTATCACCAAAGCAGAAGTGCTAACCCTTCTCAATGTTGAAGACGGTGCAGATGTGACCGATGCAACTAATGTGACCGCCGCAGGAGCGTTGATGGATAGTGAAGTGACCAATCTCGCGCAGGTTAAAGCATTCAACACAGCGGATTATGCTACTGCGGCTCAAGGTCTTCGCGCCGATGCCGCTGTCCCTGCTGGTCAAGGTGGTGCTGAACCATACAACCCCGGAGCGGGTGCGGCTCATTGGGCGGTAGGTCCTCCTGCTGATTTAGAAACGGCGATACAAAGATTAGCCGCGCAACTTCACACATTAGCGGGGCCAATACCATGATGAGTTTGTGGGTTGCGTTTTTGTTAGCGTTTATCGCTGGCTTCATCACGATGTGGTTGGTTACAATAGATGATGAAGACACAGGCTTTGTTATTTTTGAATCCGATGAAGAGTTACAAAAAGGTTGCTGGGAAGGCTTACGCAAGGGGTTGGAATGATGGGTAAATTAAGAGAGCGTTTAAGTCAAAAGTGTCCAAGTTGCGGTAAAACAGTTATCGCGCGACGAATCGAAGGCCGATATGTTAATGATAGAGATTCGCGTGTGCTTGTTTGGGAGTGTCCTAATTGTCAAAGGCTTTGGCGCGATGCGCGATTAAACAAACCCAAGTTCAAACACCACGGAGTTGAGAAATGATGGGTAAGAAAAAAGGCGGCATGGTTCTCATCATCGGGATGGGTGCTAAACCTAAGAAGGAAAAGAAAGAGTCGATGAAAAAGTCTGTTCGCGCACCCCGTAAGCGTGGTGGTAGTGGGGCTTCCGACCGCGCGAGACTTCATTCATTCAAGCAAAAAATGATGAATGACCCACAACATCTCGATAGAGTGTTGGAGACTTTAGGTATTGAAAGAAACTTACTTCAACATATCGTTGAAAACAAACACGGTAAGAGTCTTGATTCTGCTATGAGTGATGATTCAGTCAATATGCCCGAAATGATTGATGAGGCGAGAAAAGTTAACGCTGGAAACAAAGGTCAATTCACAGAAAGTGGTGACGCTAAACCGAAACTGAAACAACTTCTTGAACGGAAAAAAATCAGTCTAAATGAGTTTAAGCGTTCAATGAAATTAAATCCGACTATGGACTTTCAAGAAAGAATAAACTCGTTATCACAAGGTAGCAGTAGCAGTGGTGGTGGTAAGAGGGAAGAGCGCAGTGATGACCTCTTTGATTATGACGACCCCTCCAATCAACATATGTTTGACGAATACGAAGATGGAAAACGGAGCGGCGACGACCCGGAGGACAGTGATGAAGAAGACAAGTTACTCGATTTTTACACGCGCTTATACAGTCACAAACCAAACCCCGAAGAAGCGGCATTGAGGCATTTGAATCCGCGAGGTATTGACCCACGACGAAAATACAACCGCGCAGGACAGGACATGACACCTTCAACGATGTTCACTCAAGCGAACGCCCCACCGGGAACGCGCTTAGGTTCACCCGACGAAGACGAAGACCCGAATGTGAGGTTTGACCCACAAAGCATAGGTGCTGAAACTCCGAAAGGTCAAAGCGCAGGTGCGCGGAACTTCGATGACCCTTCAATGGATGCACGACAACTTGGTTCAACGCGGACGCGGACAAGAGATTTCCGAATGTCTTCCGACAGCATAAATGTCATGGACCCAGCGTGGGCTTTGTTGAAGGGTAATCCCGATATGCTTGATGCAGAAGGTAACACTGTTCCTCCCGCGGTAATGAACTATGCTCAACAAGCACGCGCTCTTGAAGACTCATTGCAATATCAAAACATCAAGGGACGAGGTAAAAATAAAATAATCGCACCCGATATGCGAGATGATGAAAACACCTCGCGCTTTGCTGAAATGCTGAAAGACCCAAAGTTCGCACAATTAGCGCATAGGGGGTCCGATGGGACAGAAAGTATGCAAGGACACCATGACTTTGCTCGCGACCGCTCTAAGCGCGACACAAGCGAGTATATGGAGAACGACAACGAAGGAGGCCACTTCGGTCCCGACCCTGCAATCCAACGAATGCCCCGACCCGAAGATGAGTGAGGTGCGCGCATGTCGGACCTTTGGTGGAAGATTCTTGTTCGGAAATCACCGCTTTATGACAGGGTTGATAGAAACCGCCAACTACTTGAGCATCTTCGTAGCACAGGGCAAGACCCCGAACCTACAAGATTGCGACAAACAAACATGGGTCAAGAACAAAAGAAAGTAAAGAAGCCAACGAGTGCCGTTGGTCAAGAAGTTGGTTATTCATTGACGCGCTTAAACAATCCCGAACTGAAAGGTGGTCCTTTCAATGACAAGAAGTATCACTCGGAATCCAAGAATAAAAACTTCACTCATTTCTATGAATCACCCGATAAAAAAGTGCGCGCGGGTATCAAACACCTCGGTGATAACAGATATGCTGTTGACCATTACGGAGTCCGAGAGGATGAGCAAGAGGCGGGTGTTGGGAGAGAGGGGTTGAGTCAACTTAGAAGTGAGTTAGAAGCACACCACGGTGGTCCTGTTGAGATGACACCAACCAGCATCTTGCCGTCAAGTCAAGGCTTTTGGGACAAGATGAATAGTGAAAACATCACGAACATGCTGAAAGGGGGTAACAATTGCCCTACACCATCGAAGAAAGCATACGGTAACGAAGAAGAAGCATACCAAGACGCATCATTGATGAGTATGAGTATTAGCGTATATCCATGCATTTGCGGGGCTTATCATTTCACTTCCGGCATGAACAAAATGGTTATCAAAGAAGCAAAATCTCCCGCCGCCAAAGAACGCAAACGCAAATACGAAACTGAATACGAATCGTCACCCGCGCGTAAGAAATACAGACGGGAGTTGGAGGGTGAGCGTCGCAAGCGCGGAGTCGCAGGTAAAGGTGGTAAAGACATGAGCCACACGAAGACAGGAAAGATTGTCCCCGAAGACCCACACACGAACAGGGCGCGCTCTCATCCATCCGTAGGCTCTACACTCAAGATGGTGGTGGTCAAAGCACCGCTCTATGATACAGGCACAGGGAAACAGGTTGCGGGAGTTCCTACACCCGCGCCCCCCACTCACGACCCTAACTTTGAATACGATTTTTCAAATCACGGACCTGTTGAACCAAATGAGCGTTTTCTTTATCAATCCCCCGACCAAAAGGTGCGCGCAATAGTTGAATCGAAAGGCAAACATGCCACCATACCGCTTTTTGCCACGCACAATGATGCAAGATACAAGGGTCGTGGAAGAGAAGCGTTGCGCGATATTAAAACAGAACTTCGTAGTATTCACCCGAATGTTGAACACATCGAACCAACAGGGGTGACAGCCGAGGCATCGGGGTTTTGGGATAAAATGCATGAAGAAGGACTTATTGAATATAGTGATGATGAAATGCGACCTATCGCCAACATTGACAGGGAAACGGGTGAGCGATTTATGGGGGGTGAGCCATTTCTCGAACAAGATGAAATTGATTCGTCGCGTGATGCGTTGGCAAGATTGTTGCAAAGGTTTGAGCGTAGCGAACCAATGGACATTGCTATGCGCTTGTTGAAAGAGCAGAAAAAACTCTTCGTTCAAGGACAGAAGACTCTTGACGGGCGACCTGCCTTCGCGCAGACTGATTTTGTGGCAGAAGAACAACGAAGGCAAGCCACCCTTAAGCGGCAACAAGAGAGAGAGAATCGCGAAGCACAAAGGCGTAAGAACGCCGTAGGTAACGCTACTCTTCCTCTTGAGAACCCGGAATAGCAAGGTTAGACATCTTGCGCACGATTACATCGGTTAAGTAAAAACCGAACTCAAGTAATATCAATACTGCAATTACTGTGATAAACGCGCCCAAGAAAGACACCATATCATTCGCCTCTTCGGGCGATGATGTCATCAATCCGTAGGATAGAACAAGACACTTCGGTCGCTGAATTGATAATCTGTTCAACAAGTGACGCTGGTTCCCACACATTCATTTCTGCTGTGCTGGTGATTTGACCTTCTCCTTTATGGTCAATGTAAAGACCGACATCAGCAGGGCAAGAGCGAAGTTCCATGACTACATCAAGAGGGTCCATTCCCGCGTTGCTTGCAATAGCGGCTGGGATGATTTCAAGTGAGTCAGCAAATGCTTCCATACACATACGCTCTCTTGCCGTCAACCCATTCTCGTTGAGGGCATAGTTGCGGATGACCATAGATAACTTCGATAGAACAGCACCACCACCCGGATAGACGCGCTTGTCATTCATGTAAAGACAAACCACACCAAGAGCATCTTCAAACGCGCGCTCGTATTCATCGAGCGTTTGTCGAGTTGCACCACGAATGATAAGTGTCAGTGTGTCACTTTCTTTCGATTCAACTGATACATAATCAAGGTCACCGATGCGTTTTGATTCAACAATACCTTCTATCCGTGGTGCTTCTTCGGGTGCTTCTGTAACACGATGATAGATTTGGATACCTGTGATTCTTGAGATAGCATCAATATCACTTTGATTGACGCGACTCACAACTCCGACATTTTGAGCATCAAGGTATTTAGCAACTGCTTCATGAACACCGTCACGAATAATAACAACATCACACATTTCAGCGATAGCATGAGCGACCTCGGTTAATATCTGCATCTCTTGTTGTCGGATGTTGTTGAGTTGAGCGGGGTCTTGAATCTGCATTTGAACATCTTCATAGTTGAAACCGTCAAGTCCACCATCTAAAAGTAAGACGCGCGGATTCTTTTTGCCAACATATTCGGGGCTGGTAAATGTCTTGTTCAAAACAAGACCTCCATGAATGTATGAATCACTCATAGAGCCTCCCGATTGGGTTAGAATCCTTACTCGGTCTATATCTCCATTGACTCGATTAGCGGCTTGAGCGCACAGTTGAGCGGCGAAGTCGAGGTGCATTTCTGCGGCTTTACCTCTCAAGGCTGTTGATGCGATGTTGGTTTTTTCAATCTTCGATGAGGCTTCGGGTAAGTTAAGAATTGCTAACTCCGATGCTTTGTTAAAGGCGCGCACAATAGTTTGTGGATGGATGCCACGCATGAGTAATCCTTCACTCAACGCTAACATCTGTCCAGCGAGAACAACAACACTCGTTGTTCCATCTTTGCACATTTCTTCTTGCGTTTGACTCGCTTGAACCATCATCTGCGCACCGGGGTGTGCTGTGCTTAGTTCTCGCATAATCGTTATGCCATCGTTCGTGACGATGCTTTCTCCGCGTTCATCAACAAGCATTTTGTCCATCCCCGCAGGACCAAGCGTTGACCTTACGGTTTCTGCTACCTGCACTGCGGCTCGTATATTGCTCATTTGGGCTTCTCTTCCAGTTTTTCTTTCTTCTGTCATGGGGGGTTCACCATCCTATTTGGTATTCTTCAATCAGTCCTGTTTCAGCATTACGACCTTTCACAAAGCCTTCTGTTCTTCCATGAAGAAACAAGTCATAATTGAGTTTGCAATCTGCTATGCAGTATTTGATAACATCAGCGTAACGACCTTCTTGCCAAGCAATCGGCGCGTCTGCTGAATCCATAATCTCTTTCCCTACACCAAGTGTGTGCTTACATAGAGAATCGAGGTGGTGACTTTTGCCACTTGCGCTACGAACCTCCCAAGATGTGTCAACGATAGACTCCTTCTTGTTGAGGAGGACTCCGGCATAATGCATGTCAAGCGCATCACGGAGAACAGGTAGGTCAAAGCCTCGTATGTTGTGTCCAATGACGATGCCGCCATTGTCAACATGCTTCTTGAGATGCTCACCGAGGTCGCGTGGATGGAGAGGATGGATATGCGCGTCTGCTACAATTACATCATCGGCTTTGCTGAATACATGGGCTTCTTCACCATCCCATGTAGCGACAACAGTTGTGTCAAACATGTGGGTTTTATCCCATCCACCAATCTCATGCGAGAAGTTACCCGTTTCAATATCGAGTGCCATTATTTTACTCATGAATCATTCCTCCTTCAACTTGACATAAACTGCCTGTCCTAACTTGAAAGACTTGAATAACTTTTCAACATCTTTGAATCGCTTATACACAGTTGGTTTGGTTTTACCAAGTTGGTTAGCGTATCGGTTAAACATATCATTCTTGAGAACCCAACCGTCACCTTTGCCTTCAATTTCAACAGTTTTACAAGGCTTCATAGCATTCACCCATTCACCTTTGCGCGCAATGTTTTCAGCGGCTTTCGCTCCAACTTCAACCTCGGACTCAAGCCAAAGGACAAGTTGCTCGTATATATCATAGAGGATTTCAGTTGCCATTTCAACATCGTCACCTGTGACTGTCCAATCACCATCTGCTGGTATGTTGTCACGCTCGACCCGAATCATTGCAAGATGCGTAGCGAACAATACAGTGTAGTTGAGAATGTTCGGAATGAATGAACAGACAACATCACTCAAGTGTTTGTCCATACCACGCACAAGGGTGTAGTATTCATCGACGGATGCCATCAGTTGAGGATGAACTGATTCATCAACACTGAACATCTCATGCATACATCCACGCGCTACTTCTTCTTTACCTGCTGGGTTGAGTTCATCCCATTGTTGGTTTGTCATGTTAGCAAGTCCTAATAAGCGCGCTTGTGATTTTTCACGAATGCGAATGAAATGGTCAGCGATGTCTTGCAGTGAAGCAACTTCTGTCAACTTGTTTTGGAAGACACCGGACATCCTTTGTTCCGATACCATCTGTCGCATGTCTTCACTCCACGGTCGGTAAATCAAAAGCACGCGTTGGAATAGACCCTTTGTGAGAACATACTCTTTCACACCTGCTGGTGGGAATGAGGTAATCCAAAGTGATACTCGCGATTCTGTTTCAACTTTACCGTTCTTCATGTGCTTAGTTAGTGTGTTGCTGTGACTCCCAACAGGGTTCATTGCTTGTTGCAGATATAAAATAACTTCCGAGAAGAATTGCTTAGGGTTCGATTGAAGAAGGATTGAACCTTCATCAAAGTTCAAGCACTTCTTACCACCGAGTAGTCCTTCGTTCTGCACAAGTTCGTATCCACCGTCACCGTCACTTACGGAGTCGATTGACCCGATTAGCGCACTGTCAGTTCCACTTGTGAACATATCAATATCAAGACCTGCGAGTTCAGCGACTTCTCCGGTGAACTCCCAAGCGATTGACTTGCCGGACCTTGTTGCTTGAATCCAAAACACATGGATGCGCGGGTCGAGTGCCGAAGCCCATACGGGTATTCGCACATAGTCAACAAGGGCTTGTCCTTGTAGGTAAAAGAAGGATATGAGGCCGGGTATTTCGTTGAAAAACGAAGTCGTCCGAAAACGCTCAAGGTAATCCTTCATTACGGGGTATTCTTTTACTGCTGTATATTGGTTCCATTGTCTTTGGGGCATATATTTTTCATCTCCTTTGGGGGGTGGCAGACGCTTGAGGGTATTCACCCACGGTGCGAGTCAGCCTATAACCGTTTCTCATTTTATTGTTTATCGCCATATTATAATAGAAATAAAAAGGATTTTCACGCGAAGTTTTTATCATAGAATCACCTTTCAAAGCGAACTTCTTCTTCGCTTGTTAAAACTTCAATCACGCGGTTGCGCAAAATCTTACCCATACGGGGAACATCTCGCAAACAATCACCACACGCGGCCTCTTCAATTGAGCCACACGCGTTGAGAATTGCTTCGGCCATGTCCGGCCCGATACCGGGTATCGTTAGTATCATATCCATACGGACATCATTTGTGGATACGCGTTTAACTGCTTGCGCACCATGTCTGCTTGCTTTCTTGTATGTTTTTTCATGTAAAGCGACCATGAAAGCCGACGCTTCACTTGCGTTAGGGGCGCGGTAAATGAGGCAACCGAAGTCGGCTACAACCCTACCGAGGAACCCTGTCATTTGTTTGAGGGCTTGACTGGCTGTGATTGTTGAGCCACGCTCACGCGCTCGGTGAATATAGCCACCGATTTCTCCCCATATCACCAACCCATAGTTACCATCGTTGGCATCCATGTTATCGAGTTGACGCATTAGGTGACCGCTTCTCATTGAGTTAAACAAGTCATCTATGCTCTTGGCTTCAATCAACCAATCACCACATTTGTAATCACCGTTGACTAATTTCTGTCTAAGGGTATTGATACGGGGTGACCTTGATTTAGCGCGGCGTTCAAGTGCGGACACAAGTGTGCCTCTTTCATTGGTATCAATAATCAAAGGTGGTATCATGCCACTCGCCCCTCATGTGCTGGGAACTTATGAGTCCGTCTGTATTGAGTATGTTCACGACCCTCTTTCTTTGATTCAACTAAACCTTGTGCTTCAAGTCCTTTCAACATCTGTGATATTTTTGATGAATCCATCAATCTCAATGGTGCTGAATACTTACAAAGCACGCGTGGTGTTCTCCATTCATCATCAATCATCAATAATAGTTCAACATAATCAGCATTAAACCATTCAGTTTTACTCGGCAATTTGTCGGGTTTGATTATCTCGGTATGTATCTCGGTGCGCGTTATTCTTATGGATTGCAGGAATCCTTGTTTTTCTCTATATTCGTATTTGCGTGTCATTGTATCATCTCCTTATCTTCGTGATTGCCTGTTCCATCCCACAGTTGACATCGACCGATACAAAGACCCTTACCAATAAGGCTCTCGCATCGTTCCATGTATCCTGTTTCAACTATTGAACGCAATTGGTATTCAGTAACACCGGGGTTGTAGTCAGCCCATTGTAGCGTTTCAATAAAGTTGTGGAGTGTGAGTATATGCTTCTCTCTCATCTGCACAGTAGTTCGCTGGACAGGGAGGAAGTTGCGTAGTCGCGATGCAAGGTAAATAGCAAGACTCGCGCGGCTGATATGTGGAGGATTGCTCCCGACTTGACAAGCCGATTCCATAAGGCATGGGAGAATCTTGATGCTCCCCATTTTAACAGTATCAAAGTTCACTGGTTCGCCTGTAACTTTGAATTGACTTTTGCGAACTTCGCTCACAGGGAGATTGACTCCTTTATGACCATAGAAGTGCGCGGTGTTGAGTGGGTTTTCTGCTTTCTCGCAAATCTCATCCCACGACATAGTAAGTAGTTGCTCACTGGTTAGAGGGATACTCCACCGTAAGACATGTTGCTTGGCGTTGTAAGAGTTAGGCACTCGTATCATACGCGCAGTATCAAATGGCACTGTTGGGTCCATGCAATACAACTCCATGTCTTTTTTCCACTTATTGATAACTTTCTTACCTGCGGCCTTAATGTGCGACACCTGTGTTCCGCTCGATGGTAAGTGGGTCTTATCAAGCGATGTCCAAATGTGAAACCCGTTGCCACTAAACCACACACCGTGATTGATTTGTTCATCCATCATAAATTGATGAAGGCGGCGAACTTGTTGAACAACCTCGTCACCCTCAACTTCAATCATGTTGCTTCCTTTACGATACTTCTTATCAAAGTCAAGAACAAAGTGTTTGATGATGGCTGTGTTGTATTCAGCGCGACGACCGTTAGGTTTCACTGCTCGGAAACCATACACGGACATATACGCGCACTGTGAGTTTTGCAATGCAGACCAATACCGTTCAAACTCATCCTTGTCGTTGATAATTTTACGGAACAGACCTGCTTCTTTGGGGAAATCAAAGTTAAGAGGATTCATCGTCATCAAACCTCATCCCCGCAGTCACGGCAAACTCAAGCATTTTATCAATACAGGTGAAACATACGGCGTGCTTTGCATATCGCATAGCGATACCACCTTTGTCCCATCCACATAGTTCACACGGTCTTCCACTCATTCGCTCACCTGTATTGCATATTTTGGACATAGTTCAAGGTAATCACAATAGCCACACTTGAAGTCCTGTTTGGTCGGGGGGAACTCGTTGTCAAGATACATCTTTATCAAATCTTTGACACGCTTCATTAGCCCTCGTTGGCTTATGGTCTTGACCTTTTCACTCATCCAGTTATCTGCGGCTGAATATCTCCAACCCCAATGTGTAACCGGACGGTCAATGTTGCGCTCTTTCAAATAATCACTGTCGCAATTCTCAATCAAAAACTTGTAGTATGACATCTCTTTTCTCATCTCACTCGCTTTAGCGTCACTCCATTTACCAGTCTTCAACTCAAAGAGTAGTAGTCCACCGTCAGTAGCCTCGAAAATACGGTCAATGATACCAACAAACTGAACGGGTATAGTTCCATACCCTTCAATCTCCATATCAATCTTTACTTCAAGGCGAACTTCATTAGCCAGCGGTAAAGGGTTGTTAGGTGAGAGTTTCATTCGCGCGTTCTCATATTCCATCAACCAGTTCATGTTGTAGTAATAGTCGTCATGATAGAAAGGGAAGTCTTTGTTCTCCGCGCGGCGATTGCTAACAATAGCCTTCTCGGATGGAATCAACTTCTTAAGATAATCTGTCACTTCCGCTCCTTGTTCAAGCATCTTGATGATGATTTCTTTTTGATGAGTGTTCTTCTCAATTGATTGATAGAACAAGTCAAGACCGTTGTGAACATCGTCACCAAGAACAAGGTGTTTAACCAAGCCTTGAGGTTTAGGATAGTTATGTTGCAACCACATCTGTTGCGCGCACCACCCAAGTGAACCAGCAGTTGACTTGCTCATCCGAATGATGATGCCATCTTCTCCCATTTCGGGTGTCCAAGCATAGGAGGAACCGTCGTCGTAAACCTTGACGCTCATTCTTCCTCATCCTCACATTCACAACATGATGCTCTTTGGTCACAACACTCTAAAACAGGGTCGTGGTAGTCGTCATAGGCTTCCCAATCCATACCGTCCGGGTAGTTATCCATGAAACGGCCTCCCCGAATCGTCTTGTCTTAGTAGTTCAGTATCCATTCTTTTTAGCGCGGCTATTTTTGAACGCTTCATGCTTTCAGTATCAACCATGTAAAGTTCTTCATCCAACTCATAGGTTTGAATTGTAATGACTGTCGCTGACGGTATGAGAAGATAGTCTCCTTCACCATCTCTCTTCAATCCAATGTAGTCTGTGAGTAGCGCATCACCAAAGAAGAGTTGTCCTTCTGCGTATTTTATGCTCTTCGTTCCTGTTTCAAAGTATTCTATTTTTGCTTTCATTTTAATCACCTTGTAATGTCCTTGTTATTCTTCCATTCTTTTTGCATCTGCATCGAGGCACACGGTCTTTTCTAATGATTGAACCACACCTCTCGCATCGCTTATTCATTGCATACCCACCCTTGTCGGAGCGTCAATCTTGTTCGCTATGTAAATCGTAGGGAATTGCTTTACAAGTTCTTCTTGTAGTTCGCATACCGCGCGAGCCATTTTATGATTGCTCGTTATGTCGCCATTCATGTCTTCAAGTTCATCGTTCATCGCATCAATTTCATCGTTCAGTGTTTGAACAAGTTTTTCAAGTTCAGTTATTCGGGCTTCTAATTCTTTCGTTTTTTCGTTTGTCATGGTATCACCAATAAGTTGCGGGTCGGGGGGTTCCTATTGCGGCTTCAATGTCCCAACCCAAGACATCAAAGATTCCGCTGATTTTCTTTTCAATTGATTTGTTAAGAATGGTTTTTGTATCCAGTTCAAAGTTTTCAAGTTCAGCAGGTTCACGATACGCGACCACTTTGGTCGGTGGCAAACCACTTGGAACTGCTGAAACATAAGTCCATTGAACGGAGTCACCTGCAACGAATGGGTCATCTGTTGATATGTATTCGTTGTAGTAATGCGCGGCTTTTGAAGCACCGGATAAGACTTTGTAGTCCTTCGGATGCGCGCTTATTCTTGTTGATTGTGTCACGCTCTTCAATGTCATCTCACCTTTTCGGACAGGTAAGGCGACATCAAGAACAACACTTCTTACATCGGATTCGGATGCACCATCGCATACGAGGCCAAGCACTGTGCCTTCAATCTCCTTACTGATAGGTGCAAGACTGCTACCCTTCATGAAGTTAGCAGTCTTCATTTTACCAGCGTCTTCGGGAGGATAGGACACCTTACCGGCGTAGCGATTCTTACCAGCCAATAACCAATAAGGCATGTATGCTTCAACCTCCGCAACAAGTTTAGTATTACCAGTTGTTTCTTGAACTACATTAGTAATACGCGCGGCCAGTGATTCTGCTTTGTCAAGTGGCACTTGAATAAAAGCGGAGTCAGTAAACCCATAGAGAACATTGTGTCCAAGACGAGTAGCAACTGTATCAAGCAGTGCAATACATCGTCGTCCTTCGGAAAGAATTGTTTCAGCGATGTCGAGGTCAGCCCAGCCGAACCCAACACTCGCTGTCGCACCGTAAAGAGATGCCATCACACGCTTGACTGCGGCTTGAGTTGTGTTCCAAGCATCACGCTGTTGTATAGAATCTGCTTCGCGCATTCGCTTTTTACACAACGCTCGATAATCAAAGAGGTCATCAACCACTTGAGGGAGGATGCCTTTGTTTAGTTGGTCCCAGTAAGTTCCGTTCTCCATCTCGATAATTCCTTCACCCGGCCCATCTCGCTTCGTCGTATAGCATAGATTGAACCCTGTCATGAGTGATGGATACAGACCCTTGTAGTCAATAACGCACACATCTTCATACAAACCGTTCTCTTTGAGAATAAACTCCGCGCCTTGTATATCGGGCTTCTGCACATTGATACGAGTAGGTGCAATCAAGTCAGTCTTACGACCAAGAAGACCGCGCATGAAGTTTGATACATTCGTTGCTGATTGAATTGATACACCACAAAGGCGAACCATCTCAACAAAGAAGTCAGTCACATTGCGCGCTTCATCAATACCACGAAGCAGAACTGTGTCAAGTAAACAGTAGTCAACGAACTCGGTCCAATACTCATACCAGCCATTGTGGACATCCATGCCCTCAATCTCTTCGGTTAGTTTAGAACCAAGTCCAAGTGTTTCAGCAATAGTATTCAACTTGCGGTTAGGTAGTTGACCACCACCACTGTCCTTCCATACGCGCTCAAACCCTGTGCCACTTGTAGCAGGGGCGGCAGTATCAAACTGCCAACGACCTGCAATCGGTTGGTCATCAAATCGGTATCTGTCACCCTTCTTTGGGTATCGAATAACACCAAGAGGACTTAACTTAGACGCACCACCATGACCGTGAATCTTGTCGAGGCGTTCAATCATGTGGGGTATATCAAAGAATGTTCCCGCGTGAGCAATCATCATGTCGGGGTTTCGCTCTTGTAGAAACGCAATGAAATGATGATAGAGGGCTTCTTCCGAATTGAAAATCTCAATATCAAAGGTGGTATCACGAACTGTTCTATCCAAGACACGATACGCGCCTGTTGGATTATCAAGTTTGTCAAGGTAAGGACAATTGGTTTGTTCATCAGCCCATGCAAAAACAATTGGTTTGTCAAGGTCGGAGTCAATGACAGCGATGACAGTAGTGAACTTGTCGTCACCTGTATTACATTCAATGTCATACCACCATTTGCGCGGCTTCCAATTAGGCATATTGGTTACATTCTCAACGAGGTATTGGTCAATGAATCTCATGTCACCTTCGTATGTCTTACTGAACATGTTTTTCATCTGCACGATTTCATAGGGATTATCCGTTTCAATGCGCCACAGCGTAGCACCATCAAGCCCTTCGTATGTTTTATCCTTGCGCACTTTAGAAGCAGGGAATGAACGCTTGAGATTCTTAAGTCGGAACTCCGGTGTTGATACCGGAATATACATGTGAGGTTTGTAGTCATTCACCGTATCTTCACATAACTCACCATCAACTCGATAGCGTGTATAGATAGTAGGCGGCTCATCATCGTGGTAAATCGCATCAACAATCATTGACCCACCTCACTCAAAAGAAAAGACATGCCTCTCTCTATACAAAAGATACATTCAAAGGAGTATGCAACTCCGATAGTATCACAATGCCAAGCACCGCAAATGCACCTCATTGGTCAGCACCTTCTTGATGTTTGAGGACAAGTAGTGCGGCTACCTCCGAGTGTCTTAGGATTAGCGCGCTCTTCATTCCCATATGAAACATGATTGTTCCGCTTGGCATGATGTTAACTAACTTAGGAAAATGTGAACCAAAGACGGTTTCACATGAACCTGCGAAAGTGGTATCAATCTCAATTTGTCGAGTCATCCTTGCGCCTCGTTGAGTCCCAGCGGTTATTGTCATCTCTTGGTCTTCGATAGATACACGAACCGGAGCATCCTTACCAACAACCTTAGTCATTGATGAGATACCACGAAGTTCTTCCATCGTCATATTACCATGAGTCTGTATTTCAGCGCGACCAAGAGACACCCACCCCTTTTGTTCGGACATAGCAAGTGCCAATACCGCGCGGTCCACAGTTGCGTAAGAGATAATGTGGTCATGTGTCGGTGTGCTGAACTCGTCATTACCGTTAGTCAGTGTCAAGGTGTTACCTACATGTTGCATAACTGTGTTATCTTCTTTACATGTTTTGAGAAACGCGCCGACCTTGTGAACATCGGGAATATATACAGTTCCGGGTTTGTAATCCTCCATATGGATACCGATACTTTTTTTGAAGTAATGTGTGGTAGTATCAACCTTACCTGTCAGTTTCATGTTAGCAATGTCACAGCGAAGGTCATTAACACCTTCACCGAAGCCTGTCATGAAAGCCCAAAGAGAATCATTATTGAATGTCGCTTTAGCAAAACTCATTCAATCACTTCTCCTGTTTTAGCAAGGTGAATACACGCGCATTCTTTACAGATAGGCACTATGTCATTTGACCCAACGGGTTCATAACTTCCTTTAGCACCGCATAGTCTTGGTTTTGTTTTTCCTCGTATGTGTATTATTTTATTCATTTGTAATCATCTCCTTAACAAGCCGTAGGCAAACGCAGTCGTGAAACTTGATGTATTCTTCCTTCGTGTCGGGATGAATCAATCGTTCTTGAACCGCGCCTGTTCCTTTGCATTGAGGGCATGTGGTGTCTGCTTTCGCCACCCATCGCTGAAAGATACAATGACAAGGCTCGTTGATGAACTCAACATCAACAGCCTCACCTTCGTAGTTTCTCACTGGTGATTCTGTGCAAACAAATCCACTACCTCCACAGTCTTGACAAGCGGGGTCGGCCTCCCATTCGGGTTCGTCTTCCGCGCTACGCTGAACTGCATTGTTGTGTGCCGGTGTGCCTGTTCTTTTCCACTCATTCATATTTGACCCTCTCGTAGTTCCGGTAGTCCGAACCATTCGGGGGAGGCGTTTTGCTTCGTGACCATAATAGTTCGTCGCTGGTCGAGTAAGTCAGCGTTCGTTTTGCATTTGACGAACTCAACCTCGTAGCGTGTTTCTCCCGTAGGTTTGTTATCCTCTCCGCGCACCTTCTTCTTGTGAAAGTAAATGATTTGGTTGAGGTAATTTGCTGTGTGCTTTTCCCATGCTGGCTTCTTACCAATGACATTGCCACTCTTGTCTTGCAACTCTTTGAAGTGAGTTTCAAAATAGACGCGCACTCCAAGTGACATTAGCGTTCGGGCAATGGTAGTCAACTGGTGGAATCGAGTTGAACGGATTTGCCAATTGAACCGCATTCCCACTTGTAGGTGAGGTTCAACCTTAGCACCGATACCATCGGGTGCAGTTCCCAAGTCTTCAATGAACATGCAGTTCTTCGCAACTTCATCCCATAGGTCAATCGCTGTGAACAGCACTGAATGTAGGCGTGGTTTGTCACCGGGTTTAGCGGCCCAATCAACAAGAGTCTGTCCAACTTTCATCACGCGTCTGTGTGTTGCTGGGTAGTCAATTGCTTCACGGATGTCACCATCTTCATCAAATGTTTCAAACATAACATTGGGGTTGAGACAACGGATGTTGTTAGCGAACTCACGGTGATGAGTCACGCGGGTTGTCTGTCCACCACCATCGAAGTCAAGGCAGAAGATTACATCTCCGCGCTTCTTTTCTTCAAGAGTCAT